ATTATTTCCTCCGCCGCCGCTGAAGCCTCCGTTGTTCTGGGAAGCAGGTATAACGGCTTCGCCTTGATGGAGCATCGCAAGTCCAGTCATAGGCACATAATCCGTACCGACATCGAAACTCGCCAGATTACCAAATGCCTCAACCGCTAAGAAAGCAGCAGCAGCGGCTGGGGGCGCAAGCAGCCATCCTACATAGGGTATCTGTGCAACGCTAGCATACACGCCTGCTGCGGCCTTTGCTGCGTCGCTGGTAATAATACTGCTACCGGCAGCGGCATTTGCGGCTTTAGCGCCTGCGCTCCCTGCTATAGCCGCATCTATTTGTGCTTGTGCAGCGACTTCATTTGCCTCTTCAATGGCCGCATTGGTTTGAAGAGAGGCTATTAACTGGTGGGTTTCCCCCTCGAGCCAATTCAAAGTCATTTTAACGACGACATCATCAATGAACTTTATGGCGAGGTCATCGAAGAGCTTTCCCATAGCCTGTTTCCAAGTTTGTGTGCCCTGCAAAATCCCGTTCACCATTTGGTCTGCGGCGGATTGCATACTCTTGAATGCAGCATCAAATGTTTTCTTCTCAGCTTCGGCACCCTGATTATTCAAATGAGCTAATTGAGCATTATACCTTGCTGCTACTGCTAACTTCTCATCCTCTACTTTATTCCATGCCGCTTCGTCAAGATTCCCCAACTCTTCCTTGTCTTGTAGTGCTTGTAAATCAAGCTGCTGTTCTTGAAGAGCAAATGCTTTAAGATTAGCAAGTTTCTGCTCGTTTGTTTCCCGTCCTAAAGCAACCTCTTCATCCTGTTCTTGGATTTTTTGCTGTAACTTGTATTTGTCTAGCGCGAGTTCGTCATCTATGTCTTGTTTATAGAGATCGGCTTCACTTGTTCCGCCCGCTTGAGTAGTTGGAGTGCGATGTGTATTTCCAGTTTTATCATTCTCATTATTGAAACTAAAAAGCGCATTTGCGGCCTTGATTATTCTATCGTATAACTCCTTGAATGAATTGGCCTCATCTTGAAGAGAAGTTTTTGTTTTGTCGTGCGAAGCGGCTATATCTCTTCCGGCTTGCTCAGCGGCAACATTTATTTGATTGAGGCCAGAAATCATATCGGATTTTGCCTTAGCAAAATCACCATGAGCGACATCTAACATGACAGTGCCGAGCGTTTTGAAGGCAATACCTATCTCATTGATAGTCGCCTTGACTGTTATCTTCCAATCATTGAATGATCCTGTTATCACTGTTACAGTCTCAACTACTGCTGTGGTCAATCCGAGCAAGGCGATAGCTATAAAGCCTTCTATCGCCTGTACGCCTTTAGCGAGTACCCCGATATAAGACCCGATGGCCTCGAATAATCCAGTGAGAGCATTAACAACAAGATCGATTACGGGCTTGAACAACCTGAATGCTTGGATTCCAACACCCTCAACAGATGCACCAAGTATTTTTATTCCTTGTTCACTCTTGGCAAAAGCCTCGACAGTAGCTTCATTTAGTTTTGAATTTGTAGCATCCAGAGACTGGTTTAAGTCATTTAATCCGTTGCTGCCTAAAGCAAGAGTTGAAGCCATTTGCAACATGCTGCGTCCGCCAGCATCAAGCAGGTCTTTATTCGCCCGCGCCTTGTCACTCATTTGCGAATAGCCGTCCGCTACCTTTAATAAAAGATCATACGGCGACTTGGTTTGCAAATCTTGCATCGAAACGCCAAGATCATTAAACGCTGCTCTTGCAGGCCCGGCCTTATCGACCGCTTCCTGAATATTGCGCTCGAAACGCTCCATCATAATAGCGGCGCTATCCGCATTGCCGCCCGTAAGTAACATGGCAAAACCTAACTCTTGAACTTGCGAAGCGGTAAGGCCCGTCGCCCGCATCGTGCGCTCAATCTGCTCACCAAGACTTGCTATATGTTCCACATAGTTGGCGACTTTATCAGTGACAAAAGCAACAGCCGCCAATTCAGCAAAACTCTTAAAAGCGTCACCTACTCGTTGTAGGGGGGCAGTCATACTCTCTATCTTGGTTTTTGCGTCGTCAACGGTCTTAGCAAGCCCTTCAATCGTACCAATTATTTTTACCTGTACTGTATCATCCGCCATATCATTTTCCCATGTGTCCGAACTGCTGAATGAAGTCGCTCTTGGACTGTTTCTTTTCCGGCTTGATGCCGAAGTACGCTGCTATCATAGCCTGCAACGGCGGACATTCCGCCCAGTATTCCTGCAACGCCTTGAGCCGTGCAACGGTAAGGGTTTCGTCAACGTAGTCCCACGTCCACCCCGTATGCTGGCAGACCATCGCTGTAATGCGATCCCAGTCAGGCGGCTCTAAGCCGCCGGAGCTTCCCCCGGCACACCTCGTGCGAATACGCCGGTCTGTTGTGCTATCGTGGTGAAGGCGAATATCAACTCTGGTAGGGTAATAGGTAACTCGTCAAACTCTTCCTTCTTAAACTGCGGCAAAGCTCTGGTAATGGCAGTGTAAGCGATGGTGAGCAACGCCTCATACTGCTCACTGCCGATTTTACCGATGGAGTTCTTATCGGTTGTCCAGTTGGCGAATATCGGGAGCAAGCTAATAATCGCGGGATCTATCACGCGGTTTTGTTTCACCGCCAAAGCGGGGATGTCAAAGGTGCGTCCAGCCAGTTTAATTTCAGCCATACTATTCCGTGGTGCCCAAGGTGAACACATTCCCGGAAGCATCAGCCATACATTGGAAATCAAACTCTTGGATTACGAACTTGGTGTTCGCAAATGGCATACTCAACTTAGTGGACTTACAGGCGTTAAGCACAAGGTTAGTCGTCTTGGTCACTCCGTATAACGGCATGGTGTTTTTGAACCATATCTGAAATATCGGCGACGTTCCCATGAGCGGATTCGCCCAAGAGTTTATTGAGTTAAACCCGCTCGACGCCGTGAAGGTGTAATAAAAGTTCATCGAGGTGCCGTTATCCGATGAGGAAAACTGGTACTTCCCATTCGATGAGGTAAAGTAATACGTCCCTGCGGAAGATGCGGATGACGATGTTGCTACGGGCAATAACTGAATGCCGCTGGAAGCGTAAAACACTCCCCAGTCCGCCAGAGGCGTCAGGGATGAGTTTGCCACCGTGTAGGAGCTACCAGAGGAGGATGTAGGGGTGCCTTGCTCGTAAGGAGCCACCATGTCCAACATACTCGAAGTAATGATGCTGGATGTGCCAAAAAACAGGTTGGCATACTCGGTCATTTGAATTCTGGCAAACTTAGCTTTGCCGGTAATCTTCAACTCAGCATCACCAAGATAAACAGCAACCTTGCTCTGCCCGATGAGGGACTCCAGTTTGTTATCGAAGTCTATTGAGACATCCTGTAACACGCCGAAAGAAAACGGCGGCGTTCCCGCAACGTCCGTTCTTTTGCCGATCAGTATGCCGGTGCCGAAATCATATTGTGACATTATGCGTCTCCTTCAATGGTTTTCTTTAATGAGCCTGTGGTGAGTTTATCTTCAAGCCTTGGCTGATCAGTGCCGAGCAGAGCGTGAAGCGCGGATATGGCGTTCTGTGAGTTCGCGTCCTTGCGTCCGCCGAACCACTGCTCATACCAGTCCTGTATCTGTGCGTGTGTGACCATAATTCTCCTATGGTATGATGACTTTTATCGGGATGACCAGCACCCCTTGGCCGTTTAAGTCGCCGGGTACTTTCACTATCTCGCCCTCGATGTAACAGTCCCACACCAAGTTACCAAGTGTCTGCCTGCCGCTGTTAACCTCTGGTTTCAGCACTCCGCCGTAACGTGGGTCAATCGAATCGGCAATGTTATTGAGCGTGGTTATCGCTGTCACGCTTGCGGCTTTATTCGCGCCGTCATTGATGAATATGAAAGCATCATACATGATTGTGCGCACAGCCGGTGTCTGCAACTCTTGGCGGGTGTGAGTCTCTTTCGGCTCGGTCAGGAATATAGCAGGTTGCTGACTGCCGTTCACCTCTTCCCACGGCCTGAAACGCCGACCGGAAGTAACGAAGCCTATAGCCTGCCCGCCGCTGTTAAGCGTAACGAATTGAGCCGTAACCAGAAGATTGAGTAGAGCATTTGAAACTTGTTCACGAGACAACGCAGCCATGTATCGCCCTTCAATAAAATAATTAGGTACTTAGTTTCTAATTCAGCGGTGCAATTGGTATACAGATGCGGAGTTGCGAGATTTTTCTGTTGTTCTAAGTACGCATCTGCGTCAGTTTTATCAGTGAAGGCAGCCATAAGAGAAAATTCATCTCTGACCTCTCCGAATTTCATAACGCAATGGTATTTCATAACTGTGCCGCCCTCATGACTGCATCACGCAGACTGGTTACTATTTCCTCGCGCATGTCAGCGAGGCCGGTTCTTTGGAATGACCTCTCGGGATAATGAAACGTCACATTTTTGGGATTCTTAACGTGCTTGCCCCATGCCATTGTCACCAACCGGCTGAAGACAGCGCCGTATTCATGTATGGCTGCGTAAGGGACGTTCTTGCCGACGTAAACCGTTCCCGTAATACCTTGTGCCGTGTCATCGACGCGCCACGCTTCAGAGTCACCCAGCAAGCCTGTCCTGCGATTTAACACCTGACCACGGAGCTTGTCCTGAACGATATGGCTGCGGAGTTTCTCTGCCAATACGCTTACGGTCTGCCTGACGCCGGAACGGATGCTCTCTGGCATGGCGTCGAGCTTGAGCCGGACTGCTGTGGAGTCTACCTCGACCGAAATCATACAGGTAACCACCGACGGAATTTATTGATAAGCACATCCACGAAGGCGGGAATGGCAGTGAGATCATACGAAGCGGTTTCCTGACTCGCCAATGTTTTACTTTTCTGGCCTATACGTGATCGGTAAGAATACCTTTCAGCAACCCACTGTATGCAGGCTTGCTCTAAGTCCGTAGGCACGTAGCTGTAATTTATATTTAAGACCTGTCCGGCGTCCGCGACGTTGAACTGGTAGACTCCGTTTGTCACAAGGTACTGTCCTGCCGATGACGGTTGGTTGCCGGATGTTAAAGCTGTCAGGCTGCTGCCGCTTGAATAATAAACCCCGTCATCCTGACCCCATGAGCCGTAAGGCTGCAAGGCGGTGTATTTGTCCAAACCGGATGAGGTGCTGCTCACCACCGTATAGGGTTCGTTCGTCACGCTGTAACCGGCCTGATAGACGATCTGCACGTTATTCTGCCCGCGCCAGTACGTGTAACCGTTGAGCGTGAGCTTTGAAGGATTACCCGCGGCTGTGCCGTCCCACGGATCGAATGAGTACCCGGTATAACCAAACTGCGTAGCCTGCGGGATGACCTGAGTGCCGCCGACAAATGACTGCGCGTAATTCCACGGATAACCACCGCGCCCCTGCGCTGCGACCGTCACGGAGCTAACCGATAAGACGGGGTAGTTGCGAAGCGTCATGACAGCGTTACCCACGCCGTCACGGGTTTCAGTGAATGTAGTCTTGAATATGCCCGGACGCTGCAAGTCAGAAAGTATCGCGCCGCTGATCTGGTTTATCAGCAGCGTGAGTAAAGTGTCATCGGATGTGACCTGATCGCCGACTTGGTAGAGGTAAAGCCTTGCATTACTGAGCGACGTAAGTTGAATAGGCATGTTTGATCCTTATGGCGGAGCGGGGTTTATTCCGCCCCGCCGTAAGTTACTAACTGTTTCAGTTAAGTATTACAGGAAAAGGCAAATTATCTAGCCATTTCCGATGCCTGTGAGGATGCCGAGGGCGAAAGGCGCATAACAAGCTAGGACTTCCTCGAGGTACACACCGCTCTGGTATTCGCGTGTCACGTCCGCCCATTCCTTGGTGTAATATTCGCGGCGGGCAAGGACTTCCGAAATATTGGCCGTGTTATTGGCCTTAAAATACTGCGGCAGCACTTTGCCTTGGGCGAAGATCGTACCCGGAGAAATCTTCGGATGGATGATGATCGGAATCTTGCGACCACCGGGGATGTAGGGGTTGTGGTAGAAGCTGATCACACCAGACGCCACTAAGTCAAACCCTGACTCGCTGCCAATCATAGCACGAAGCAGCGGGGCTGAGTTGTTGTTCAGGATGCGCTTCGTGATATTCTGAAGCTCCTGAGCATTGACGTAGAGCACGTCCACAGTCACCTTGTAGTTGTTCCACATCGAGATGAGCATGGTGTCGATTTCATTGACACTGCCCGCACCCGATGAAGTGAGGAACGCACCCTTGAGATTTATCGTATAGGCATTCTGCGGGGTGAGGTTGGTGTTATTCCAGCACTGCGTCAGGAAACCATCGAAGGCTGTTACCTGATTCGTGCCGCCACCCAGTGAGCCGTTGTTCACTGAGAAGTCACCAGTCGTCAGAGCCGAGAGGGGCTGAGTCGTGGTGGACGGAGCGGATGAGGCACTATAGTTGAAGATCGGGCTTGTGGTGATACCCGCGAAATACAGGCTGCTCGTCGAGCTTCCCGTTGTCCCCAGATACCATGCGTAAGCCACTTCACCGTTCTTCGGGTTGGCGGTGAAGGTGAACACACCCGATGAACCGGACGATATGGATGATACGACGGAATTCTGACCGCAGCCGTAGTTGACCGTCATCACCTTGCTATCAAGCGTGGTCAGCGAAGTTTGCTGGCTTATGCTTGAAGGCGAAGTGCCGAACTGAAGCTGGTTATTATACCAGCCTTCAAATGTCAGACCGACGCAAGACGCGTAGTAAGTACCAGAACTTGCATAACTGGAATACGAAGAAACCGAGCTTGCTGAACTGAGTACAAACGAGCCAGTGGGAGTGTTAGCTGTGCCCAGAGTCAGGCTGTTGTTACCACCGAGCAGTGCGACTTCCTCTTTGTCCCTCAGAGTTTCGAGAGAGAAGAAATGCGCCGCCGCGATTGCATCTTCAAAGCCCACAGAGGCAGATTCCGCTTCGTAGCTCACGTTCACATCGACACCCAGAGAGGCATACGTTGCGTTCTGGTTCGACAGATTGAGAGCCAAGAGGGGCGCGCGTTGGCCTTCATTGATCCATGCCATCGCCGGTGCGCCGCCACGATTGAACGAGGAAGCGGTGTTGATGATGGATTTCCAATGCGCCTGCGAACCGGGCGTTGCACGGTGTACGCGGGGAGTGGCTTCAACCAGAGGCGTCAACCAAGGCACAAGAGTCTTGGCAGGTGCCATCAGGTCATAAGGCGTCATGTTCGAGGCCACGTTTAAAGTGGTCTTGAGCAGTTCCGGGTCAAGAGTGCAACCCTTGATGTACTGGGGTGCCATCTTTTCCATTGCCTTGTAGATCAGCGGGGCAATGGCGGTTTTCATCACATCGAGGCGATAGCGTTTATGCTCATCCGTCTCACGGCGGGCAATAGCGTATCCCGGCTCACGCGGATCGGTAATATCCTTGTAAAGCGGTGATACCTCATACTGCTTGATGCCGTCGGCTTTCGCCTTTTTCTGCATCTCCAGCAACTTGCTGTTGATTGCATTCTGTGCTTCGTTAGGCACAATTTTCTGCATATCCATAGAAACTTCCTTTTAATTGGTTAAATGCGGCCTATCATCGTGCGATCCGGTTCGCTCTTGATGGTCTCGGGTGGCTCTTTACCGGCTTCGAGCTCGTGACCTTTGGGTACGGCATAAAGAACACCCTTCGCCGCTTGGGGTTGCTTCTCAATGACCTGTAGACGTTTCATCAGGCCGTCGAGTCCGTCTGTTAATTTCGTGACTGTATCGCTGAGTTTTGTGTTCTCAGCCTTGAGCAGAGTGGTTTCATCGTTGGCGTCTTTCTGTAAAACCGCAGCGGCGGCTTTCTCTGACGAGCCGAGATAATCCATGCACTTGCCCATTTCGGCGTGGGTATCTTCCATGTCGCTCTGGATGTCTTCAGCTTCGCCGTGCGCGGCCATGGCTTTCTTGATCTGACCGGCCATCTCTCCATGTTTCTCTTTGATGTTATCCATGTTTGTGTCAGCGGCTTTGCCGAAGCACTTACCCATTGCGCGGTGAGTGGCGTGGATGTCATCATGGGCGTCCTCAACGTCATTGAGGGCTTTTTTCATCTTATCCATGTGGCCTTCCATTTCCTCATGCTTGCCCTGTAAATTATTCAGGGCTTCCATGTCGGCTTTGGAATGGCGAGCACCGGCTTTGGCAAGGGCACTTTTGAACTCAGAAAACTTTTTGACTTTTTCGGTTTCCTTGGCATCAATCATCGGGAGTGTTGCCACCACCTTAGACATTGCCCTAGCGTGATCTTCCGGTAAGGCCGAAGCGATCTCAGGATCAATGTCATAGTTCTTCTCGCAAGCATCTTTTAAGCTTGCGTTCAGTTTAGAAATAACAGCCTTTATTTCATCCGGCTGGTCTTCTTCAATCCACTCAAGCTCTTGAATAAGGAAGGCAACGCGTGCCGAATCGGCAAGTCCTTTTTTGATGCTAATCCCGACTGCTTTTTCCGGCTCTTCCTGTGATTCGGTCTTCCCATCTTCATGCCAGTTCTCAGGCAACTCTTCGGTAGCGCCAAGGGCTTTTGCACGAGTAATGATATGCGCTTTAGCTTTTTCTTTATCCTTCGCACGGCCATGAGCCTGTATCGCGTTATGAAGATCTTCTTTGCTTTCGATCGGAAAACTACCATCCTCCATTGCTGCCCCTGACTCTGCGAGCTTCTTGCGTTCATCGTCACTGAAGTCCTTTTTACCCAGAGTCATCGGATCGACTTGGTTTTCCAGCTTATCAAGAGTCTGGTGCATTTTCTCAAGCAACTGCAAAGCCGGGTCTTCCAAAGTGGCGTTGTGCGCATAGGCAAGTTCTTTGGTGTCGAACGGCGTACCGTCCTTTGCCAGCCATTTCTGGCTCTGCTCAGGCGCGGTGACACCGGCATAACGCTTCGATAGTGGCAGCGTCTTGTCGTCGCGCACGTTCGGCTCTGCTGATTTGAACTTGCGCATTTCCTTCGAGCCATCAGAACGGATGAGTTCAAACACCGCTTCCGCAACGCAGGGATTGTCCACAATCGATACTTCCGCCACGGTGGGCGTGAAACGTGTTACTGCCGGGTTAGCCTCGTCCTTCCACTTCTTGGCGTATTCGCCGCCGATGGAAAAGCCGGTATAAACGCCCTCTAAGACTTTGTTCCATGCCGCATCGTCTACGATCTTGGCAGTGCCTTGAATGGTTTTGGTGGCATCATCGCAGATCATCTGCGTGAGCTTGCCGCAGGCTTTGTTGTCGTGCATTTCACGGACATTGCCCAGGCTCTTGCCGTCGCTGCGCTTGTGGGCTTCCTTTGACCACTTCTCGAACTCAGCTTTGCCGGTGTCGTAGTCCATGATCTCATTGGACTTATCGACGACCTCAGCGGAGAGAATGCCACTCACAAGTCTTTGAGCTTCATCGACTTTGCAAAGCTGCATGAAGAGATTGAGCTTGTTTTCGAGCTTATCCATGATTTTGATCCTTTGTTGTTTTAGTCTGTAACCGCGCCCATACTTGCTCAGCGAAAGTCCACATCGCCGATATGAGCGCATCTTCAGTGGCGTAGCGTTTCGGACTCAGTGTCCAGCTTCGCTCAGCCGTAGTGATTTTCATCCCGATCTTACCGTCATTGCCGACGATGACCTGATACGTTCCCTTATGCGGCCGCAGGATATTGGTGACGCCCTTCAATGCCCGGAGATAAGGTTCAAGATTCGTCATCATCTTCCTCGCTTTCATCCTCGATCTCGCTGCCCATATCACACCTGCAATTAGGATGTGCCGGAGGAGAATCGTCTCCGGTAGGAAAGTCCTCATCTAAATCAATTGCGCCTGCGTCACCGTTATCCACGCACTCATCGCAAGCGTCCGCATCCGGCAGCCATATTTTCTTTATCTTTGAACCGCCTGCTTTTATCTCCCTCATGCCTTGCAGGACGCCTTGGTTATTGGCTATCGAGCTTTCCGTCCGTGCTATCAGGTCTGCACGTTCAGGGCTGAATGAATACATATCTTCCAGCTTGTCGCTGACTTGCTGGTAAGTGAGGCCGTCGGTTAAACCGTCAGCGATGATGCTGCGTATTTCATCGCGGGTTGAATCATCGATCTGTGTTACCAGATCGGCTGCGTGTGCCTGCGCGTAAGCCACTGCACGGGTATTGACCTGCAAGAACGCGCTGCTGTCATCCGGCACACCGACTTCGACAAGGAACTGGTTGCCGCTTTTCTGCGCGGTGTCACTGAGCAAGTCTATAATTTCCTGAGAGCCGAAAGCACTGAGCGCAGCAAGGTCAACATCATTTGCTATGCTGTCGGCTGTATCGTCATCTGCCTTTAAGACCTTACTGAGTTTCACACGTATCTGTTTTAAAACGTGCGGCTTTGCCCTTTGCAATATTTTATGCGCAGCGATGCGGATCGGCGCTTCATTCAGTGTATGATCTGATCGTGCGTGTGAGGTGCGGCGTATAGCTTTTTTTTTACCGGAGGCTTACCGTTAGGCTTTCCATTGCCTTGGGGTTTACCTTCGCCCGGCGCTGCCATAACAGGCTTCGGGTTCTCTGCTGCGGTCTGTGCGGTATCAGCGGCTTGCTGCTGCAATGCCATCTGGTCATCGTATGAATTGAGAGGAACGAAACCGTTCGGCGTGGCAAGCATTGGTAATTCCCCGCCTGCAACTGGCGGATAGCCCAATTCGTTTCTGGCCTCATTGAGCGAGAGAATGCCCTTATCCACATAACCCGTGTTAATGGTCATAGAGTCCATCGGATCGCGTTCTTCCTCATCATCCCATGCGAATTCTAAGTCCGGTGCTTCAAAATCTTCCTTGATGAATTTGTCCATCAAACGCTTGATGTGCCGCATGAACGGCATCAGACCTTCTTCGGTCGCTGACTCCTTCTGGTTCTGCGCCGTCGCCCGGTTGTTCATCTTCACCATCGGCGTTGGAGGCAGTGAGAAAGCGAAAGCTATCTTGCGCCAGAACCACTCGTCAAATTCCGTCATCAAAGGCGGTTCTTTGAGCTGGTGGACTTCCATCCCGTGTAAAAGTACCGGCATCTGCCTGCGGCCATAAGCGTTACCCGCCAGCAGGTTATTCAGGTTCTCCTCGAACATCTTCACCTTGTCGGGTGTCATGCCGTCTGGCGCGGTGATATACGCGTCAGGAACAGTACCGTCAGTGAAGTAGGCCAATTGGTATTTGACACGTTCAATGTCCGTTTTCGCAGCATGGACGATCTGTTCTACAACCGGCCAGCCATAATGCGTGTTTACTTGTGATTT